CTAAACCCATTCAAACCTGCACGTATTCCTTACTATGCAACCCCTTATGAACACAATCCTTACAGCTTCTTTGGTGTAGGTATTGCTGAAAACATGGATGATACGCAGACCCTTATGAATGGTTTTATGCGTATGGCGATTGATAACGCTGCGCTATCTGGCAACCTTATCATTGAAGTAGACGAGACTAACCTCGTCCCAGGACAAGACCTCTCCGTGTACCCAGGCAAAGTGTTTAGGAGACAGGGAGGGGCACCTGGTCAAGCCATCTTTGGCACCAAGTTTCCGAATGTTGCTGGTGAGAACATGCAGCTATTTGATAAAGCGAGGGTGTTAGCTGATGAAAGCACAGGTTTCCCGTCTTTCGCGCATGGTCAAACGGGCGTTAGTGGTGTTGGTCGCACTGCAAGTGGTATTAGTATGCTCATGTCTGCTGCTAATGGGTCTATTCGTACTGTTGTTAAAAACGTTGATGATTACTTAATTCGTCCATTAGGTAAAGCTTTCTTTGCATTTAATATGCAGTTTGACTTTGATGAATCCATTCGTGGTGACTTAGAGGTTAACGCATCTGGTACAGAAAGCTTGATGGCTAACGAGGTACGCTCCCAGCGCTTAATGCAATTCTTACAGGTTACACAGAATCCAGTGCTTGCACCTTTTGCAAAAATGGATTATATTATCCGTGAGATTGCTAAGAGTATGGACCTTGATCCTGATAAGGTTACTAACTCTATGGCAGACGCAGCTATACAGGCAGAAATCCTAAAAGGTTTCCAAGCACCAGCACCTACACCTGAGCAAGGTGTACCTGGCCCAGAAGGACAAGGACCACAGCCTGTTACTGACACGTCAGGCGGCGGCGGGGCACAGATGGGCGTAGGCACTGCGCCAACACCAGGTGAGCAAGGATTTACAGGTAATGAACAACCTCAAGCAATGGGTCAATAACAACGATTTTACAGAGGCGTTTAATGAGCATCTAGATGGTCTTATTGTATTCCAACATAAAATCATGGAACAGGCATCAGAACCAGCAATTTTTTATAGAGCGCAAGGTGCTATCACACAGTTACGTAAGTTAAAGTTACTCAGGGAGACAGTTAATGGCGCGGAATCGTAGACGCAGTGACCCTACAGGATCATACATAGAGCGTGTAGAAGAGTCTGATGCCTATGAAAATATAGCGGGTATGATACCTGGTATAGGTACTGCTATAACTATTAGTGACATAGAAGACGAATTAAATAAAGAAGAACCTGATTATCTAAAAATAGGTATGCTAGCAGGTACAGAAGCTATTGGACTTGTACCTGGATTAGGTGCAGCAGCTAAGAGTATGATCCGTAAGGGTGCTGATATGGCACGTCAGATGGATAATGTAATAGAGGTACCAAGTAACATTCCTCAAGTATCACGTTCTACTACACCGTCTTATACAGATGCAGCCTTACTAGAAGCCGATGATATTATTTTTGAGTGGGGTAAAGGTAATCTCACTAACCCGCAACTACGTAATCTTATGCGTGAGAAAGGTTTTGAAATACAGACTAAGAACATCTCACCTAAGATGACAGGTGATGACTTAGAAGTAGTTGGTCCTGATGGTAATATTTTACGCTGGAAAGATATGCCACGTGGTAAGGCTGGACCTAGTTTAGCTGACAGAGAAGCCGATGCGTTAGAAGCAGCACGTTTACGTAATGATCCTGAAGCATTAGAGCAGTGGCGTAAAGAAAACAAACTTCCAGAATCACAAAGACAGAAAAACTTACCTGATGCAGAAGCAGCAGCACAGGCTTTGATTGAGGGTAGTATAACATCCAAAGAGGCAAGGAAGCGCATACAAGAAGCATTCCCAGAACCAAGAGAATATACTGCAGAAGAAGCAATGAACTTGCTACCCACCCTTACAGAAGTACAGGGCGCATTAGGTAAAAAGGGAACTAGGTATCCAATCTTAGGTGTTGATGGTGCTGACTTAGCAGAAGGTCAGGTTGTTTCTTCCAGACTAGATATTCCTGCCTACGACGACTACGATAAGTGGGTCGTATCTATACATGATGGCAATCAAAAGTCAGGGAGTGTTGTAGGTTATGGTCAGGCAATCAGACTTAAAAACATTAAGTTTGGCTCTGATGCAGATACCGCACTAGATATTGCTAGAGGTATTCGTACAAGTAGAGCAACAGGGCAAGACGCTATAGATAAAAAGACAGGTGAAGCAGCCAAGCAAAACAAAGCTACTATTGCACGTATCTTTGGTGAGTACACATCAGAAGATCCTTATGATCTACAGCGTCAAGCTGCAGAAATTATTGCATCTGGTTCAGATGAATGGACACAGGTAGGTATGAATCCTTATAGGGGTAGCGCATTCTATGATAAGAAAACAGGAATGCCTGTGTTTGAAGCAGAAGAGGTTATACAAGTAGGGCCACTTGTATTAGCTAAGAATGTTAAGAAACCAACTATCTCACAGATGAAAGAGATGGCAGTTAGAACCAGAGATAATAAACTACGGATGTTTAATGAGGGCGGTATAGCTATGGACGAACAGATGAATGCGGTATTTAAGTCTAGACGAGGCTATGCAGAAGGTGGCAATACAGAAGTAGATCCTGTTTCTGGTAATGATGTACCCCCAGGATCGCTACCTGAAGAGGTGCGTGATGACATCCCAGCGCAACTAAGTGAAGGTGAATATGTAGTACCTGCTGACGTTGTACGTTACTACGGTGTTAAGTTCTTTGAAGATCTACGTATGCAAGCTAAGATGGGCTTTGCTGAGATGGATGCCCAAGGACGCATAGGCGGCGAACCTTTGGATGGTATGGAGATTGTAGAACCTGAAGATGATCTACCTTTTGATTTAGATGACTTAGAGGTTGTTGAAGTTATTGAGATGGATGAAGGTGGTGATGTTGCTAGACGTGGCATGATTACATCAGGTGATCCAGACTCACCAGGTGGTGCGCTTGGTTTAGGGCAAGAGGGTTTATCTCTTAGTAGTAAGTCTAGTGTAGAAATGAAAAAGTACGTTAATGAAGACGGTCATGCGTTAATGATTCTCTTTATTAATGGAGATCCTATTACACCTATCCCAGAAGGTTACTACTTAGAAGAAGAAGGTGTAGAGGAAGCTGTTGATGAAACTACAGAAGAAGAAGTAACACAAGCAACAGATGACGGTTCAACTACATCAACAGCAACAGATATGCCTGAAGCTATCAAATATGATCAACTTACTATAGATGATATGAAATCTATGGTTGAAGATCAGGGATCTGTAAAAGGTAACATGATTGCTATTGCGTTTGGCACAATGAATCCTGTTATGGGACTTGGTGTTAAACTAGCTCTAAGAGATCAACAGAGAAAACTAGAAAACGAAATGAAACGTAGACTAGCGGCATCAGATATAACTGCTCAAGAGCGCACTGAAATAGAAGCCCTTCTTAAGGCAACACAAGAAGAAAAGCCTAACTTCTTAAAACAATTATTTGGAGACTTAACAGGTAAATCTTATACACCAGAAGTTACTGCTGCTGAAGTAACTCTACCAACTACAGCGGCACCTGAAGGATTGTTAGACTTACCTTTAGATGAAATGAGTAAACAGTTGGCTCCTCCTGAAGGGTTTGCAATAGAAGAGTATCAACGCGCACAAGAACGTAAGTCTCGTAAGAAACGTGAAGAAATGGCGGCAGCTAAAGCAGATTCAGCTACATACTCAGATTCAGGTACAGAGTCTGTAATACAATCTATGAAGGATAGAGGTGCATCAGAAGCCGCTATTAAAGAAGCAGAAGAAGAAGCGGAAAAAGTAAAAAGCTCTATTTCAAATATACAAAAAGGCGTTCAAGTAGGCTTTAAAAAAGGTGGCCTAGCTTCTAAGAAGAAAAAATAATCCATAAAACTATAAGGATACCCAGCTATTGCTGGCCCCAACATAAGGAGTATAATATATGGAAGTTCAAAATATTGAAACAGACTCAATGTCTCATAGACGTAATGCTAATCGTGTTGCTAAAGATGAGGCTGAACTAGCAGAACTGTTAAAGCAAGTACGCGGTGAATCAGATGAAACGCCTCAAGAAGAAACTGTTGAAGCTGAATCCAGTAGCCAAGAGCCTGAGTCAGAATCAGTACAGGCAGAGGGTGATACCAAACAAAAAGAAGAACCCAAAGCTGAAGCATCCAAAGAAGATGATGCAGACTTAAGTGCTGAAGAAAAAACATTCAAGCAACGCTATGCTGATATTCAACGTCACATGCAAAAGACTGCAGATCAGCATAAAGAAGAGATTGAAAAGCTAAAGGGTCAGCTAGAAGCAGCTACAAAGAATGAGCTTGTACTTCCTAAATCGGATGAAGAGATTGAAGCCTGGGCTAAACAATATCCTGATGTAGCTGGTATTGTAGAAGCTATTGCTGCAAAAGAAGCAAACAAAAAAGCTACATCTTTAGATGCACGTCTGGCAGAGATTGAAGAGCTACGTGCTACAGCAAAGCGCGAGAAGGCTGAAGTAGAACTAGCAAAAATGCATCCTGACTTTAATGAGATACGTGAAGATGATGCATTCCATACATGGGCAGAAGATCAACCTAAATGGGTTCAAGATGCTTTGTATGAAAACACGGACGATGCAAAATCAGTAGCACGTGTAATAGATTTATATAAAGTTGATAAAGGCATTACAACCAAGAAAGCGAATAGTGCAGATAAAGACGCAGCTAGTTCTGTAAAGACTAAGCGTACATCTACACCAGATCCAGATGACACATCAAAGTATATAAGTGAATCACAGGTTGCAAAGATGTCTATCAAAGAGTATGAGCAGCGCCAAGATGAAATAATGGAAGCGCAACGCTCTGGTAAATTTATTTATGATTTACGTAAGAAGTAGTTGACTTTTATACATTCATAAATAAAACTATAGTATATACACAACATAATGTGTGTATGCTTTAACAAGCACTAGCCACATCAAAGAACTACCTCAGATGACAGGCCCAGCGCAGAGAGAAAGCGCATTCTCAATGCTTAGCTGACTACCCTAGATGACGAGCCTCTTTAGTGGATATGTAGTGTCATTTTTCACGCCATATCTATAAGGAGAATTAATTATGGCTATTACTTCCGCAAGTGGTGGATTTAACGGGAACTTCTCCCCAATTATCTACTCAAAACAGGCACAGATTGCTCTACGCAAAACTGCTGTCACAAACGCAATTACAAACAACTCCTACTTTGGAGAGATTGCAAACCAAGGCGATACAGTTCGTATCCAAAAAGAGCCAGACGTAACAGTCAACGCTCTACAGCGTCATACAACTATCTCTGTTGAGAAGCTAGATGACCAAGACTTTTCATTGACCATTGATAAAGCTAACTATTTTGCTTTCAAAATGGATGACATTGAAGAGCAATTCTCACACATTGACTTCACATCTTTGGCTGCTGATCGTGCAGCATATAAGATGGCTGACGCAATGGACGAGGAAGTTCTTGGTTACCTATCTGGTTACACAGGTGGTGCGGGTTCATGGGCAGTAAACACAACTGCTTCAGGTGACCTAGCAAACTCAGGTGCTTCAGCAGGTTCTGCAACAGATAAAGTCGGTGCTGAACTTTTGGCAGCTAACCGTCTAGATGCTACAGACTTTGGCAACCTAACTATTTCATCTACTGCAGATGCAGGTTCGTCTATTCCTCTAGCACCACGTCTTCCAGGTGCAGCATCTTTGTCTAACACAACTGTTTCACCTTTGTCAGTTGTTGCACGTATGGCACGTATTATGGACCAAGCTAACGTTGACTCACGTGGACGTTGGATCGTATTGGACCCCGTATTTGTAGAGATGCTCAAAGACGAGGACGCACGTGTACTTAACGCCGATTTCGGTGGCACAGGTCTAATGAATGGCTTGGTATTGAACAACCTACACGGTTTCCGTGTTTATGTTTCAAATAACCTTCCATACTTGGGAACAGGTGCAGGGACAACAGGCACAAGCGCACAAGAGACAAACTTTGGTGTCATCGTCGCAGGTCAGGATGAAGCAGTAGCTTCAGCGGAGCAAATCAACAAAGTTGAGAACTACCGTGACCCAGACAGCTTTGCAGATATTGTTCGCGGTATGCACCTCTATGGACGTAAAATCCTGCGCCCAGAGGCAATCGTAACAGCAAACTACAACGCTGCTTAATTAAGATAAACTTAGAGGCTGGCCCAGTGCTGGCCTCTTTGTGCTTTAATAAGAGGATATACTCATGGCAATTACTACAGCAATGTGTAACAGCTTTAAACAGGAATTACTGCAGGGTCTTCATGATTTAGACAACCACACATTAAAGGTTGCCTTGATTAAAGCCACTCCTTCAGGTACCTATGGTGCTGCTACAACAAACTACTCTGACGTTACAGGTAACTCAGATGAAGCCTCTGGTACTAACTACACTGCAGGTGGACAAGCCTTAGACAGCCCTACTGTCAGTTTATCTGGCGGTGTTGCTTATGTTGATTTTGCAGATGAAGTTTTTAGTAACGCAACTATTTCTGCAGATGGTGCTATTATATATAATACTAGTGCTAGCAACAAAGCTGTTGCAGTTTTTGACTTTGGAAGTACAGTAACATCTACATCAGGTGACTTCACTATTGTATTCCCAACAAATGATTCTTCTAGCGCGGTCATCCGTATTAGCTAATTAAGGTATAAACAATGGCATTGATAATTAAAGATCGTGTCAAGGAAATCACCACATCTACGGGTACAGGTGCTGTATCTTTAGGTGGTGCTTCTGCGACATTTGACGCATTTCAAAGTGTTATGTCAAATGGAGACACAACTTACTATGCTATTGTGCATACTGCATCAGGCACGGATGAATGGGAAGTAGGCTTAGGTACCTGGAATACAGGTAACACACTTACACGTACTACTGTTCTAGCTGGATCAAACGGTACTTCTGCTGTTACATTTAGCAGTGGTAACAAAGATGTCTTTATGACATACCCTGCAGATAAAGCAGTATTCTTTAATGCAGATGGTGATGTGGATCTTAACCGGGATCCTCAGACAGCCTTACAAGCTGCAACAAAGCAATATGTTGATACGATTGCAGCGGCGGGACTGCACTATCATGCGCCCGTTCGCGTAGAACATCCAAGTAATCTTACTGCCACTTATGATAATGGAACGTCAGGTGTAGGTGCTACGCTAACCAACTCAGGTACTCAGGCCGCGCTTGTACTTGATAATGTAACTATGGTTGTAAGTGATCGTGTTCTTATAGCCAACCAGACAAATCAAGCTCACAATGGCGTTTACACCGTAACTAACATAGGTTCGGCAAGTACCAACTGGGTTCTTACCCGCGCTACGGACGCGGACAGCTATGGCCCATCTGATCCAGATGCGTTTGGTAAGGGTGATGCATTTTTTATTAAAGAAGGTGACACTAATGCAGGTCACCTAGACGTTCTTACAACCACAGGTACAATTGTATTTGGCACAACAAATATTGTATTTTCTGAAGTAGCTGAGACAACTGTTTACTCTGCAGGTGATGGTCTTACACTTACAGGTACACAGTTTGCTGTAGGTGCTGGTACAGGTGTTACAGTTAATGCAAATAATGTGGCGATTGGTCAGGCGGTTGGAACATCAGATAGTCCTACTTTTGCAGGGCTTACTGTAGGTGATGGTCACACTATTGGTGACGATGTAGGGGATAATCTAACTCTTACATCTTCTAGTGCTGAAAATATAATATATAATAGTAATGCTGGCACACACGCATTTAAGGCTAATGGTACAGATACTGTTACTTTTGATGGCTCTGGTAATATAACTGTAACAGGTACTGTAGATGGTCGTGATGTTGCAACGGATGGTATTAAGCTAGACGGCATAGAAAGTGGCGCTACCGCTGACCAAACGGCAAGTGAAATACTTACAGCCCTGTTAGGCGTAGATGGCGCTTCATCTAACTTAGATGCTGACTTACTGGATGGTCAGCACGGTAGCTATTACTTGTCTACAACAGGCACAGCAGCTAATGCATCTCTATTAAATAGTTTAGCTAGTACACAGTTTTTACGTAGTGATGCGGCAGATACTAAAACAGCAGGTGATTTAAGTTTTGCTGATAACGTCAAAGCCATCTTCGGCGCAGGGTCTGACCTAGAGATTTATCATTCAGGTACAGCTAGTGTGATCCATGACAATGGCACGGGTAACCTTGAGTTACGCGCTGGAAGTTTCAGACTAAAGAATGGCGCAAACACAGCCTTTTTGATGAAAGCTGATGTTGGTGGTGCTGTTACACTTTACTACGACAACGCATCTAAACTCGCCACCACCTCTACAGGTATTGACGTAACTGGCACTGTCACGGCTGATCAATTAACTGTGTATAACGGGACTTCTGACCCAGATGTTCTATTTAGAAATAATGGCACAGGCGATGTTACCTTAACATTCAGACGAGGTGCTGCGGATGATGTATACACTGATTGGTCGTTAGTAAATGACAGTGGTACATTTAAATTTATATCAGATAATTCCGCTGATCCGGATCACACTCAGCTAACCATGAGCCAAGGCGACATCAGCTTCTACGAGGCCACAGGCACGACTGCCAAGTTCTTCTGGGATGCGAGTGCGGAACGGTTAGGGATTGGGACGAGTTCGCCAAGTGCAAATCTTAACGTGGCGTCTTCTAATGCAACCATTCACTTAACAGATACAGACGATACAACATACGCAGAGATACGCAACAATGGCGGCACATTTACTATTGCTTCCGATGAAGGTACTTCGGCTACAAACTCAAGTATTAACTTTAGGGTAGATGCCACAGAACGCATGCGCATCGACAGCAGCGGTAATGTCGGGATTGGGACGACTTCGCCTAGCAGCTATCACGCAAATGCAGACAATCTAGTAATTCAAGACTCAGGAAATGCGGGTATTACCATTGCTACAACTGACTCTGCATATTTCAGTCAGATAAACTTTGCAGATGGTACATCTGGAGCGCAAGCTTACACAGGTATTTTGCGTTATGCTCACTCTGACAACTCCTTGCGCATTATTGTCAATGCTGGAGAAAAGATGCGCATCGACAGCAGCGGTAATGTCGGGATCGGAACCTCAAGTCCGTCAAGCACATTAGATGTGAATGGAAATGCTTCTGTTAGTGGCACTCTTACACAAGGTGGCAACACCGTTCTCGACACAAGCACCACATTCGGCGGCGATGTAAGTGGCACATATGACGCAATCGTCGTTGCGAATGACAGTCACTCACATGCGTTTAATAACCTTACAAGCAAAACGTCTGGGACAGGTGAATACTCTAC